TCCACTGCTAGCGAGCTGGGCATACTCTCCACTGCTAGCGAGCTGGGCATACTCTCCACTGCTAGCGAGCTGGGCATAGTATCCACTGCTAGCGAGCTGGGCATACTCTCCACTGCTAGCGAGCTGGGCATACTCTCCACTGCTAGCGAGCTGGGCATAGTATCCACTGCTAGCGAGCTTGGCAGAGTCTCCACTGCTAGCGAGCTGGGCATACTCTCCACTGCTAGCGAGCTGGGCATACTCTCCACTGCTAGCGTCATCGCTTTTACAGTTAGCTATAACCCAATCGACAGCCTTCTCGATGAATTCAGGTAGCTTCAACTCTGCTTTGATAGTTATCTCAGCGCACACTGTTTTATTTTTATCGGATTTATTCAGATCACCACTAACAGACTCAACCATACAAAATCGAGAGTCAATAAGGTTGTAATAATCAAGACAATCAAGCGGGTTTACACACATATGGAATCCGTTCCCGCATAGCTTTACATCCCCTTCCGTTTTGTAAGTACTACCGGTTTCATACTGGAAACCACGGCACTTAAGATCTTTATTGAAAGCCTTGAACCCCGTTATTACTTTAGACATATCACCCTTCCCTCTTTGGTTGTTGCTAATTGATATTGAAGAGAGCGATAGGCAGGAATCGAACCTGCATGAATGGCTTGCTAGGGTTGCCGCGACGCTCACTTCTAGTGCCCGTCCATTCTCTAAAGCTACCAATTGCTATCTAACACCCTCATCAATATCAACTACTTCTACCGACAAAGCCGCGGTTAAGCGGCTTGGCTACTCCTGTGCTGTCTATTTAGATCTTAGTGGGTTCCAAACCACCGCAACCAAAACAACAGCTAGGACAAGATCAACGGCAAAAGACAACAGATAAGAAGTAAAGTCTGTTACCGCCAAAAGCATGGCCAGAACAATAACAATGGCTAATCTTCCATGGTTTTCCATTACGCGGCTTCTAAACCAAAGTCTTGCATCCGAAGGTTTAGCTCTTTGCCGACCTCCTTGAGAATAACGATTTCTTCTGGCTCAATCTCGCCGTCCGATTCAGCAATACCAATCATCGACACAAAGACTTCTTCTGCTTCGTCTCTGTTATCTTTGATGTCGCGGATTTCGCGCAATATTTTGGTTTTACCGAGGCGGAAATTTGCTTCAAGCATTTCAGTGAACCGATTAATAGTGACGGTGATTTCACTGCCAAAGTGTTGTAGGCTTGGATTTGAGTTGAGTTGCTTCTCCAGGCTTTCAACTTCTTCAGGTTCAATTTCACCATCGGCTGCAGCAACTAAAAGACAGCCGCCGACGATAGCTTCCATTAAATCTCGGTTCTCAATCTTCTTCATTTCATTGAGAGCTGCGTTTTTCTTTTTACCAAATAATTTACCTAACATTTGTTTATCTCCAGATTGGTTGAGTTTCGATTTATCGAGCTGTGTTGCTGCGATGAATTAAACGATAGCAAACGAATCTAGCCACTGCAAGTATATTTTAAATATAATTAAATTAAGTTGTGATAGCGCTACAGATAAACTATATTGACCTTAACTTAAATCATTAGAGGAAATACAACGTGAACATAGGCAAATCAATTACTGTTTGTTTAGACGATAGAGGCATGATGAAAAAGAAGTTAGCGGAAAGGCTAGATATAACGCCGCAAACGGTATCAGCCCTAATGAAGTCAGAGCATTGCTCATCGAAAATATTAATAGCCCTGGCTAATGAGTTCGAAATGACAGTGGCTGAATTCATCGCGCTGGGTGAGTAGTTATGATGGCATCATTTGATGTACCAGACTCAGAAAGGCACCTTTATTTTCTGTTAAACAATACTTTCCACTTATGCTCCCCACCATCAAGTTCAGGCTATAAGATTGCGGGGCTGTACTCTATTCACCATGAAGATAAGTGCCGCTATGTTGGGCAAAGTCAAAACCTTCCTAGTCGCTTAGCAAATCACCTATCAGGACACTACTCATATGCTGATGAGTTTAGGATTTACTTTATTGCGGGCTTTGAGGATTTCTATGATAGAGGAAAGGAATCTAGGAAGATTATTCTTGAAAATAATGAACTGCGCATAATCCAAGAATTAAAGCCTATCGATAACATAATCTCTAATTATGATCGAGAAATTCCAGAAGAAATGCTTTTCGATAGCTTGTGTGAAATTCAGAGTGGCTACCAAATCCATGACTTATCAGGCTTTAAATCTAAGCACTATATAACAATTGTTGAGTGCGTGTATCAGTCAATGGACGATATTGACAATAGAATTATGTCTCCCTATATAGAAGAAATGGACAGGATAAGGAGACTTCTCGATGCCAAGATCTAGGAATATAAAGCCATCATTGTTCAAAAATGAGCTACTCGGTGAAGCTGACCCACTCTTAACAATACTGTTCGAAGGGTTATGGTGTTTGGCTGATAGGGAGGGGCGATTAGAAGATAGGCCGAAAAGAATTAAGGCTGAAATATTTCCTTACCGGGAGATACCAGACTTTAACCGTTATCTAACGGTGCTTGAACAACTAGGTTTTATACATCGATACACGGTTAATAATCACCCTTATATCCATGTGATTAACTTTGCTATTCACCAGTCTCCACACAAAACAGAGAAGCAAAGCATCATACCAAAACCACCTATAAAATCAGATAGTTGTCCTTTAACCGATACTGCACCGTTAAACACCGAGATGGTAAAGGTTAAAGAATCCCTGATTCCTGATTCCGGATACCTGATTCCTGATTCATCCAATACTGATTTATTGACTGCCGATTCCGGACCCCTGATTAATTCTGAAAAAGAAGCAACGAACAAAAAACAAGCCACCAAAGAAGCCAAGGAAGCCCGCAAGGAAATTTGGGAAGAATATTCGAAAGCTTATTTCGTCCGCTACGCGACCGATCCTGTAAGAAACGCGAAAGTAAATACCGCCGTTAAACAAATCCATGAGCGGATAGGCAAGGAAGCAAAATACGTAGTCGCATTCTACGTGACAATAAATGACCAGTTCTTGATTAAGCAGTCCCATGCCCTTGGTCCACTCTTGCAGAATTGCGAAGGCTACGTTACCCAATGGCGAAGAGGTCAAGCAGTGACCACAACCAGCGCAAGGCAAACTGACCAATCACAATCAAATTTCGACGCGGCAGAGCAAGCGATAGCGTTGAGGAGATCTCGAAATGCTAACAGAGACTGAAAAAGACGAATTGAGCAGGTTAATTTCTGCTACTTACGAAGTGCTTGGACAGCCTGTAACTGGAACAGCAATCGATTTCATGGTTGGTGATCTAAGCCAATATCCTGTTGATGCTATCAACAATGCCTTAGCTGCTTGCCGGCGCGAAGTGAAGGGTCGTTTTAATCTAGCCGAAATAATCAACCGCATTGAAAGCGAAGACGGCAGACCGTCACCTAATGAGGCCTGGGGCATCGCATGCAGCGTTTACGATGAAGTCGAGTCTGGTATGGTGAGTAACGAAATTCTGGAAGCATTATCAAAAGCAAAACATTGTGGCGACAAGATAGCTGCCCGGATGGTTTTCTTAGAGAGCTACCAAAAAATATGCGATCGAGGCCGCAGAGATGACGCCAAGCCTGTTTGGAACATGTCTTTAGGCAGTGATCCACATGGTCAAGAATGTGCCATAGAGAGAGCCTTAATAGCTGGGCAGTTAACAGAAGTTCAGGCTGAAAATCTACTCCCTAATTTAAGCGCACAGCAACCTCAACTAACCAACTTGCTTGAATCAGCAGCCACCGAGGCGCCGACAAACGAGTATGCAAAAAAAGCAATGGCAGATTTGAGATCTATGTTTGATAAGCCAAAGCGAAAAGAAACAAAATACGATCCTGATGTTATTAACAGGGAGCTAGCAAAGTTAAAATCAAAAATGAAAGGAGGCGGTGAAAGTGGGAGCGTTTAATCCTAACGAAAACCCAGTAAATGAGTATTTCCCGCCAGACTACTGCAATGACGGTATGTGCAAAAATGCCGTTGCAGTTGTGATGATTGAGGTTCAGAAACCATCTGGAAAGAAAATGGTAACAACGTTCGGACAGGTATGTGTTAAATCCTCGCATGGAAATATAACTAATCAACTGAATTCTGATTACACATTCATACGCTGGTATTCGTGGTGTGCTGATTGCTTTTTTGAAGAGCAAGACAGGCGACGCGTTGATATCAGCGGCCAACAAGATTCACAATCAGAGATGGAGGTTTAGAATGCCAGAAGAACTGAAACCATGCCCGTTTTGCGGCGGTGAAGGTAGTCTTGAACAGCTTTGTATCCAGGGCGTGAATTTCTTTTGGATTGAGTGTTTAGGCTGCGGTATTCGAACAGAGGCTCTGGATGTTTTAGATTGGACAACTGCTCCGTCTCAGGTTTGGAATAAACGAGAGGTAGAAGGTTAATGAGCAGAAACAAGTTTTTTAAATATTACTGTATTCCACTAATGGTGCTTAGCCAGTTAGGTATGCCGGGTTTTTTAATATATTACCACTATGTTGAGTTTAACGCATACTTGTTGTTTTCAGCGCCAATATTCTATTTGCTTGGTTTTATTCCATGGGTGATAGTCGACGTGTTTGATTTGTTGGAGTGGGAATAATTATGCCTAACTACACTTGCACAGTGACCATCGGTACGCATAGCGAGGTCTGCGTTGACTTCAACTACGAGCCTTCCGATCCAGAATGCGGTCTAGGCGCAGAGATAGAAATAAATACTATTGGGTTTATGAATTTAAATTCCATCGATTGCATCATGCGTGATCTAAGCTTTGATTGTGTCGAACGAATAAGAGTTGAATGTTTTAAATATGTAGAGGTACAACGTGGTAACAGATTATGACGATTTAGAAGATAACTTTTTTGAAAACTATTACGGTCAAAATTGGAGTAAGCAAGATGAGCGCAGGAACAGCAATAGCAACGGACCACTTCGAGTCGAAGTATCACGCGATTCAATTTCAGAGAGCAAAGAGGAAGGCATTCAGGGCTCTAGTGAAGCGCACGAACCGGGAGCTGCAGATCGGCAAGCCTGAGGCGCATTACCCTTGTGTTGCAGAACCAGACGAAGACGGTAGATACTGGATCAAGCACATTGATGATGTAGCAAAGAAAATAAATATGTGGGCCTAGTTATGCAAACACAACTAGCAAGATTCGAAGGCGTTGGTGATCTCGAAGGCTACAGAAAGAAATTTTACAAGGACGATTCTGGTCAGATAATTAGAGAGACCAAAGGTAAAAATATATACACAGCTTCGAAGGTCGACAAGGTGCCTTCGATGATAAAAGGGTTTACAGAGGTGGGATTAAAATGAAATGGCTAGATAGGTTTTGTTTAATTGAGTTTTGTTTAATTTCTTACGCCTTTGGAATTATCACAGCGTTGCGTTGCTTTGTTTCGTTTGGATAGCACCGGGAGTATTTATTAATGGATAGTCTAAAACAGAAAGCCAGAGATTTCCTTGCTGGTAATGAAGCGCCAGAATGGGCTACGCATGTTGCTGTTTATATGCCTAAAAGTTTCGCTGTAGCTGAGTATTGTCTTTTCCAGTGTGGAGAGTTCAGGACTGGACCCGATGCTTCGGTTTTCTTCAATGATGAGAATGAGTTTTTCTCCATAGCAGAACTAACAGAGCAGGGCGGACTAGCTTGCAATAAAGATTGCGGCATGACGTTTAACGACGGCACCAGATACTATGAGCGAATCCACAAGACAGATTGTGCAATGTATCGGGGCAAACTTGAAGAGGTCATCCCTGTAGATCGTCGAGAGATCCTCACACTAGAACAAAAACTAAATAAACTCTGCACAGAGTACAGCGTCTGGTTGCGCAGTGATGAGCCTAAAAAACTGAACCTAGAAAGATCGCTAAAGAAGTTTGAGATTGCCGACGCTGCAATGCGAATGTATTTCGAAGGCTACGATGAACTTATTGAATTATTGGAGGGTGAAAATGATTAGTTTAAAGTCGGTTGGCTTGTATCTAATTTACTGGTGCGTGATACCCGTTGCTGTGATGGCCATTGCGTGGGCTTTGGTGTCTACGCTATGAAGGTCACCATTCACATTCCAATTTCACCACGTGGCAAAGAGCGCGCAAGGTCGAGGATAGTTAAGCCGAAGAATGGTAAAGCATTCACAACGCATTACACGCCGAGCAAAACCGTTAGCTACGAAAATGATGTAGCGACGTATGCGAAAATGGCAATGGATTTTAAAAGGCCGCTGACAGGGCCATTGAAAGTAACTCTGTTATTTATCTTCGAAGCGCACAAGGCACCGAGGTGGCGACACGAGATGGAGTTAAACGGCTGGATATCTCACACGTCCAAGCCAGATATTGATAACTTGGTTAAATCTATCTTCGATGGTTTCAATCGCGTGGTGTGGCTTGACGACCAGCAAATTACAAAGCTGATCACGGAAAAGAAATACGGCGCCGAGCCTTGTATTTATGCCGTCGTGGAAGAGATAGACAAATACTCAGCACAGATCAAGAGGAAGCCATGATCGAACCAACGAAAAAACAAATAGACGCTTGCCTGGGTATGGGCTGGGAACTGCAAGACGACAAAGTATTCTACAACGAAGAAAAGAAATTGTACGGCTGGTTTACACAATCCGGGTGGGTGAAATGTTTCGAGGATGATTTTGAATAGGAGAAATTAATATGCATAGAAAAATTTCAGAAGTGTGTCTTGACGCGCTAGAAGATTTTGCAGGTTTTGACGACTGGTGGCACGACCTTGAAGACGACATTAAAAATGATGTCCGCGAAGAGCTGTCATCTAGATTGGAGCTAACAATTAATCTCTTGACTGAGGAGTCAGATACCGACAACAACAAGGTAATGGAAGAGCGGGATTTTTGGGAGGCAAAGGCTACAGAGCTGGCTGAAGATATCGGAAAATATCTTGGTTTTGATGTTGGCGAGCACAGCAGTGCCAACTGCCCAGTACAATCAGCGATAGATGGTCTGTATGAAATGGGCAGCCAGATCGAAGAGTGGATAAGTAAATAATTTAAAACGGCAATACTGCCACAACAAGAGGGAAAGAAAATGCAAACGTACACAGGTACTAAAACGCTGGATGCTAAACCAATGTCGTTAGGTGGTTACAATAAATATCAAGGTTGGCCTATACCGCTAGATCAGGACCCGGACGATGAAGGATATTTAGTTGAATATCACGACGGTGGTAAAGCCAACCATCCTGACCACAAAGGCTATATTTCTTGGTCGCCGAAAGATGTGTTTGAAAGAACGTATAGCAAAGTTATTGAGCTATATCAGCAGCGAGTGGTTGATGAGAAGTTTGACCTTGATGCAAAGATAAAAGCTCTTGTGAATTTTATGGATGGGGATACATTTGGCTCCGTTGATCCTAGTGAGCGAGGTAGGATGTCTAACCAGTGCAGCGCCATGGAAGTTTATTCAGAGATGCTCGACTCGCGTATTAGAAATTTCTAACAACCAACAAACCCGCCAGCCTTCGGGCTGGCCATTGGAGATGAGAAAATGACAACAGCAGCATTTGAAGTAGTCGCAGGAATTATCCCAGGACAGCCTATGCCGGAATTAACAAAAATATTTCCATACGAGTCAGGAGATCTGGAAGCCGACAAGCTAGTTCCGCAAGACCAACAGACGATTTATTCCAAACTCAGCGAGGAGGCGCACCAGTACGCTAGAAGCTTGGAAAATCCAGCGCACTTAAACTGGGTACAAGTTACGTGGATTTGGTTTTGAAAATCAAGCGAATAAAAAAGCTCCAAGTTAATTCATACTTGTTTGAAGTTAAGTGGGATCCAAAGTACGGAGGGGCATATTTTAATTTCAATGATAGGGAAATTAAGATCGGAACCAAGAATTCAGATGACGGCGAAATACTCATGTTTATATGCCATGAGCTGCTTGAAATTTGCGCACTAGAGGTTCACGTTAGATTTAGGCGCACAGACTGCGACGATGATTTCATGTTTGTTTACGATCACCGTCAGCACGACACCATAGCGAACATGTTTGCAGGGCTACTAGCTCAATTCCTAGCGTAGCTGCGTTGAAGAAGCTCAGTGCTAGACCTACGATTGGGCGTGGAGAGCAAACAAGGCCTTAGAATGGCTTAGGTGGCGTTTTAGAGATGGGTGATTGTTGGGGTGTTGTGTTTAAATATTAATCCATTGAAGGTGAAAGTATGCCAATTTTAACCGAAGAAGAATTAGAAACGTGCTGGTACTGTGGTGATTGTGATAAGCCTATGCGCGAAGACGATGACGGATATCTGCATAATGAAAACTGTTATTGCTCTGAAGAATGTGCTGAAAATTACGACGCTAAGCAATAAATTAACAGAGGTTGAAATGGAAGAAATACCTGAAGACGTAGTCAAGCAAGTAGACGATATTCTGAAAATAGTCGGTTTGGATGAATTCAGCCCTTTGGACGAAGAGCCTATTCTTAAAAATGACAATTACGGCAAGTGTTTCCATGGTAATTTCGTAATATCGGTTAAGGAACAAGAAGTAACATGCGGAAAATGCAATGCAAAACTTAGTCCTATGTGGGTTTTGTCTGATGTAGCAAGCTCGGAATCACAACTCAGGCAGCGATTAAGATCGTTGACTAAAGAGGTTGAGCGAACAGAGGAAAAGCTTCGCTGTAAATGCAGAAGCTGCGGGAAAATGACACCAATAGGACGTTGATTAGGAGGTAGCATGCCATACATGTACAGAAAAGGACCAGACCCGACAAATTACGGTCTAAGTTCAACCAAAAACCTAGCATCTTGCCATTTAAATTTGCAATTAATACTGCGCCATTTGGCTGCCGATGGCTGGGATATCAGCGTGATTTGTGGCCACCGCAACAAAGAAAAGCAAACCGAGGTATTCGAATCTGGCCACAGCAACGCAGAATGGCCGGACTCAGATCACAACGGCAACCCATCAAATGCCGTCGATATAGCGCCCTACATCCCCGGAATTGGCATACCGTGGAGTAACCATGTTAATCTCTGGGTCATCCTAGCCGGTGCATTCCTAGCCAAAGCTCAAGAATTGAACATCGAGGTTGAATGGGGTGGCCTGTACAAAAATCTCAAGGATCTCGGACATTTCTCATTAATAACTTAATTGCATAAGGTAATTTCATGCCAGTTCACACACCCAAAGAAAGAGCCAAAAATAACCCAAAACCCAAAGCCAAGGCCAAGGCCAAACGTAAGGTTGCAGTCGCAGGCAGTTTAACCACGAAAACGCCAGATAGGCGCAAAAAAAAGAAACGAGCCACTACATGATACTGTCAGCGCTCATTGTTTTTAATCTTATACACTTAATAAATCATCGAATCCCAATCGATTACGAGATACCGATATTCAGTCCATTAACGTTCCATATGCCGCTAGTAGCCGTCGATTCTTTTGCCATTTGGCTTCTCAGGAAAAACCCTGTTCCATTACTCACAGATCTACTTTGTGTAGTCATTTCACTATCGATTATTAATCACACATTAGGAACAATGGCTTGGTTGACTTATAATCATGATCTAAGGGTTGTTTATGATTATTTAAGATCTGTGCTTTTCGGGCTCGTCTTATTGGCTTTTGCCTGGGGGTGGATCGATCGACAGCTTAATAGAAAACGCCATTTGGCTCCCGTTTCTTGCCGGCCTGGTTTATATATCGTGGAGAAAAATAAATGACATTGTCAGAATTTGGCGAAGAATTTGGCGACGTCTTGTTGGACAAAGTCGAGTGGATGATACTTGGGACGGTGAGTAGCATTATCAGTATCAGCATACCATCCTCAGAAAGCATTTTGTTCTATATGGGCGAGTATGGGATAACAGGTGAGTACATCACATTTTGGTTATCAACTGGTCTTCTTGTATTGTCTATTATCAAAATATTGCTAGCTTGTGTCGACCACGCATTAACCATTAGGCAAAGGTTTAAAAACGACTGAAAAACTGATACTTATAACCACCGTTTAAAAAGGAATTTAAAGTGGAATGGTAAAGATCGAAGAGGAAAGTGAAATTTAAATGAAATATATTATTGCAGTTATAGCTTTAACCTTTGCATGCGCTAATGCCTATGCAGACCTGAAGATCTATGACGCTTGCTGGACTGAAGTCACTACGAGAGAAGATGGCACCACCGCTACGGGACAGGTAACCTACGCTTTATACGGCGGTAACCTTGGCGGCCCATTCTCAGAGCTATTCAACGGCAGCACCCTCTGTGATAAGGGTGAGATAGAGCTAAATGGCGCTGGTGAATTCTACACAATAGTCTGTGAGGATGGGGGTTGCGGAAAGCAGTCCGAGCACATGGTTGCGGAGTGCGGCACTTCAGTCATAGGCTCAACAACACTAAATATTACTTTAACTTGTAAATAGAGGAGCCAAGGCATGGCCTTTGATAGAAGCAACAGCGCGGATCTTCTAGCGCTTAAAAACGAGATGGCTGACGACCCTATCAACATGGACTACGCGGCAGCTGCTGGCGAAACTCAAATTGCTTTAAGTAAATTGAATAGTCCGGCTGAAAACGTTGGCGGGGGTAGTATTAATCGCCCAACCGAGGAACTAGATATTCCTGATATCGCAGGCGTTATTGACGCAGCTGAATTTGCACTGCTCTCTGAATACGATAAAGACTGGGTTAGGATGTTCATTAATAAGCCTGCTGATGCCTTATTGAAGCCTTACCAGGGCAAGTTCGTTTCCTTGTTTGCTCAGGGTAGCAAAACCCTAGCAGCTACATTGGCGTTGCGATCCAAGCCAGCTTCTAGAGCAGAGGTTTTATTTGGCGTTAATACGATTATTACTAAACTTGATTATGTCGCAGCGAGGGATTCCTAATGGCCCAGGATCTTGGATTAGATTTTGCAGCAGGACCAACGGTCACCTTGCTTTCGTCGGATTTAACTGACGGCAGCCAGTCAGCGTTTACCGCCACAGTAGATTTTGGAAACCCAGCCCCTATCGCATTTGGTCATGAACTTATCCTTACAACTCTAACCGGCACAACTGGCCCGGTGACGCTGCAAGTTGCTTGGTCGCATGATAATTCGGATTTCTCCGACGCCAACAATGTGCAAAATGTTGTTACAGCTACGATGGCGGCGTCTACTGACAATGAGGCGGTCGGGTCTTCGGCTGTGATGGCCCAGTATGCCAAGTTTAGGCTCGACAACCAGAGCGGCGGAACTGTTGACGGTACGTCGTCTAACACGGCTCTTATACTCACCGATATATTTGGCGACCAAAGCTAATGTTTTTGCACCCCTTTGCAAGACATCTCGACCCTGGGTTTGCTGACCCAACGAAGAATCCTTTAGACTCCCTGTCTTTAGAGATAAGGTGGGAAGATTCGATAACTAAGGATTTGCATAGCGCATACGTGCTAGATACATTCTCAGTTCGGGATATAACGGGGAGAGTCCCACAGTCTGCTATTGCCGTTAATGGCTCTCAAATAGCGCTAGAATCCCGCCCCGTTTCTAAGGCGCTAACATGGGATGGCAGCGACAACAACCAAGTCAATCTTGACATTGTCGGTCAGCCTTACGATTTCCACACGTCATCGACAATGTCGTATTCTATTCTCCACTATTTTACCTTTGAGGGGGATACTAATAGCAGCGCCGAAGATACCTTGTCTGCTTCAACTACCATAGCTGTGTTTGACTTATTATCGGTCGCTGTGTCTATTGAGGACGGCCTACCACATTGCCTATTAGTGACTAGAGATGAGTCGTTTTATAGAGCTTATCTAGATGGCGTTCAGATTGACGCAACCATTTCTACGTCAGGTCGAGGAAATTCCCATTTATTGCGGTATCAGTCAAATATTAACAGTTTAGAGTTGTTTACTGGAGCAACAGCGACGAGCACTTACGAGATCGGAGGCACTCCGCAAGCTGGCAATGATCGATGGGCTGGCCCGATATACACTAGTCAATTTTGGCAACGGGCATTAAGCCCTACTGAGGCTAGGTTCATAACAAGAAACCCTTGGTCTGTGTACAAGAATAGGCTGCCAATACCTTACTTCACTCCTGCGGGAGTGCCAGGCATTACCCCACAAATAGTTGTTCCTAATGCACAAAGAATAGTCAGACATTCAGGGCGTTACTTTTGACATACGCACGCATCGGCAGCATACAAAAAGTTGGTTGTGAAAATCTTTTAGAAATATTTAAAGGATTGGAGTACAAAGAATCAAAAGGCCCTGGCGTTCATTACAGGACTATTCAAAACGTTGTTAGCTCTATAGTTGACGTAAAGGCTTTGCATGTTATTTGGCCAACGGATGCTTGGCATAACGCCATGTTTATCTGCATTCCACCGAAAGGCAAGATACCATTGCACACCGAAAGCATTGGCATCAGTGAGGGCGACAAAGGGCCTTGGAAGAAATACCATATTCCCCTACAAACCTCTGATAAAGCGATTAGTTACATAGGTGCAGAGCAGCATAACTTGGAAGTCGGTAGTGTTTATGAGATAGACTTTAAAAAAGCACACGAATCAGTCAACAATGGCAGCGAAGACCGAGTTCACTTGGTCATGGAAATATATGAGTGATCGAATAGAAATCGATTTAAAATCAGGGCTCTTTACAGATTACGCCCATCAGATTAGAGTAAGGGCGGAATTTGATCACGTTCTTATGTTGATAAGACGCAAAGTGGTTAAAATGAGAACAACGGCAGCTCATAAAGCGGGCTTCGCGTTGGCAAAAAAGGCCGGTGAAGCATTACCGGGGGAATTTGTTATAATGAATATCAATGGTGAAGCCTTCGAACTCCCACCAGAGTCAGCATTAAATCTAGGGGGCGCGTTGTTACGCAAAGCCGACGATGTGGACGATTATCAACTGAGGAAAAGCACATGATAGGTCGATTGTATACGGTAGCGATTGCTAGCCAGGCACAAACAGCATCAAAAACACTGATTGAAGTGGCAAGCGCTGCCGATTCAGTAACTTTGGTTGAGCGAATCTGGATAACCCAGACATCCTTTGATACGTCTGAAAATCTAGGCTCTACAACCCAAAGAATCACAACCACCGGTACCGGCACTGCAACCACGCCAGAGCCCTTACAGGTAGGTGATTCGGCCTTTGGTGGTGTTGTAGAGACAAACGCTACCATTGAGCCCTCATATACCGCAGGTACAGAGATATTGCAGCTTGGCTTTAATGTGCTGTCAGGTTTGCTCTGGACTCCCGCGAATGATGACGAAATTATTACTGTTTCGCCTTCTGCATTGGTCGGGATTAACCTCGATGTGGCTCCAAGCGCCAGCATGAACTTCAGTTATGGCTGTACGATTCGCGAAATAGGCGGTTAATCAATCACTAAGCGTTAACTAAGGTGGTTGATTTGTGTCAAGTCCGCAATTTGTCGTTTATGAGGTAGCATCCCGGCGACTTCAAAAAGTTGTGGCCATCCCATGGGCGGAACCCGCGCCAGCCGTTGCGGTTCCATACCCTAGCTTCTTAGCACCAAAACTTCTTAAACAAAAGCCTCTTAACCGAAAGCTGCTGACACCACCAGCAAACGATGAATTTCCGGTAACACCACTGGAGGCATCGACATTTCTGCCGGCATGGGTAGCCAGGAAAACTAACAAATCAAAATTTGATCGGACCAGGCTAGATCCTCAAGAGCTCAATACCTATCCAGAAACACCACTAGAGGCGGCAACGTTTTTGCCTGCGTGGGTTGCAAAAGATGCCAACAAATCAAGCTTTGACCGAACTCGATTAGATCCTGAAGAACTTAACGTTTACCCTGAAACGCCCCCAGAAGCAGCGACGTTTTACCCAGGATGGCAAGCCAAGGCATCCAACAAGAGCCAATTCGAGCGGCATTTACAGATTGTCCCAGAATTGGACGAATATCCAACCGCAGCGGCACCAGATCAGCCATTAACGGCCTTTCTGTTACCAGATCAATTCAAGCAGCAACAACGTCGTAAACTGCAGATTATCCCGGAAATAGATACCTATCCGCCGCCGATAGTCCCAGAGCAGCCACCAACAGCATTCCTTGCGCCAAGAAAGTTCGTTCAGAGGCACGCTAGAGCGCTTCTTAAGCCGCTTGAGATTGATACCTACCCAATGACTCCGGTGGTACCGGAACAGCCGCCTACAGCGTTTCTAGCTCCAAGAAAGTTCACACAGCGCCATATTCGCCAGTTGTTAAAGCCTGAAATACTGAGCTTTTACAGCCCACCAGTGCAGGACGAGCAACCTCCGACTGCATTCTTGGCGCCCAAGAAATTCACGCAGAGGCTAAAAAGAACACTATTAGTCCCCGAGAGACTAGATCAATTCAGGCCAACGCCCGATCCTGCTAAGACTTTTGGAGTCGTTAGCCTGATCGATGCCTCTGGCCAGGGCCTCAGTTCGGCGATAGATGTCACTGGTCAAGGAGTAACCTCGTTGATAACCCCTAGTTTGGGTGTGCTATCATTGATTGATGATAGTGGACAGGGATTGAAATCCTTAATTGATGAAGATGGTAGTGGTGTGGAGAGTGATATATGACGATTAAATACGAGGTAGGTCAAAAATATCACAGGCTAACCATAGAAAGAATCTTCAAACAAGAAAACGTGCACGGAAGAATGGCTGCTTGCCTCTGTGATTGCGGTATACAGAAAAACATAAGGCTTGGAAGTTTAGGTAATGGGCATTCTAAAAGTTGCGGTTGCAGTCGCAGAGAGATAAATAAAACTCACGGCATGACTCACACTAGGGTTTATTCAATCTGGGAAGGGATGATTCAAAGGTGCACGAATAAAAAAAGCACAGGATATGATAATTATGGCGGCAGAGGAATAACTGTCTGCGAGGAATGGCGAGATTTCAATAATTTTTACGCGGACATGGGTTTGCCTCCCGATCGTAAGACTTTGGATAGGAAAAACAACGACATAGGATATTGTAAGGATAATTGCCGTTGGGCGACTTGGAAAGAGCAGCATTCAAACAAACGTATGAGAAAAGACAATCAAACTGGAGTCACTGGGCTTGAATACTGGGGGAATAGATTTAGATGTAGAGTTAAAGGAAAGCATCTTGGCATCTTTGATACAATTGGTGATGCAATTTCAGCCATAGAATTAGCTAGGAAGGACCACAAGAATGATTAAAAAAGGCTCACTTGGAATTCCCTTGCGCATCGCGACAGGATTCGTAATGAGCGGATCCACCAGTTTAACGATGATAATTACCAAACCCGACGGAACTAAGCTCACCAAAACATCGGGAGCGGGTGAAGTTTCAGCGCCAGCAGTTGCTTTGGTTGATGACGATGACTTAGGTAATGTGGCGGCAAGTAGCTACTTTGAATACACAAATTCTATTAATGATTACGATGTAACGGGGCTTTCAACAGATGATAATCCCTGGAAAGTGTGTGGCATATATGTTGATGGTGTTCAGACGCTACCAGTCTCACCAGTACCCTTCACAGTGCTTGAGGGGTGCGATTAATTCCAGTAAGTAGTTCCTATAGTAAATAGACCAAGCCAAGAGAGGCTATTATGACCAAGACAACGGCGAAGAAGTCGCCTAAAAAAGCAGCGAAAAAGAGCGAAGCGGGAAGGCCGACGAAATATAAAAAAATCTATGACGAACAAGCATATAAACTCACTTTATTAGGTGGTGTCGATTCCGAGCTGGCTGATTTCTTTAATGTAACTGAGTCAACTTTAAACAAATGGAAGATAGATCACCCATTATTTTCGGAGTCCATTAAGAATGGCAAGGATATTGCTAATGCAAATGTTGCTACTAGCATGTATCAAAAATCAATCGGTTACTCTCACCCAGAAGACAAAATATTTAGTGGTGGCTATGATGAAAATGGCAAACCAAGAGATCCTTTAATAGTCGGAACAACCAAACACTACCCACCAGACACAATGGCCGCATCCCTATTTTTGAGAAACAGAAGCAGGGTGAAAGGGGCTATTGGTTTAAACTGGCAAGATAAGACCGAACAAGAAGTCACCAACACACATAAGCTAGCAAGTTTGTCAGATGAAGATCTAGACCGGATGCTTCAACAGCGAGAGCGCGACCTTGAACAGAGCACAAAAGATTAAGCGAGTAGAATTACTTGAGGAAAAAATAAGAAGAAACAAGCTTTCTCAGGGCATTCGAACATATAACGGGTTTTATGATTGGCAGTTTGAGTTCAATGCCGATACGAAAACTAATACCGCGGCTATGCTTATGGCTGCCAACCAGGTCGGCAAGTCCCGTACTGGTTGCACTATTGACGCATTCCATCTCACTGGCGAATATCCTGAAGGCTGGCAAGGCCATGAATTCGAATCACCCCCAATGTGTTGGCTTCTGGGATACTCTGGTGAAAAGACCAGAGATTTACTGCAGCTCAAACTATTTGGACGATTCACCGGTACCGGCTTTGAAGGTGGTTTAATCCAGGCTGACAAGATTGTCGATTGGCGTGGTATGTCTGGTACTGCTGGCGCCATGCGTGAAGTCAGGGTAAAGCATGTCAATGGTGTCGCTATCTGCCAATTTTGGAGCTACAACCAGGGCCAGCATGCTTTGATGGGTGATGTGGTTGACTGGTACCACATTGACGAGGAGCCCAGGGATCCAGAGATATACCCGCAGGTGCTTACTAGGACGATTAACGGTGATAGTGGGCAGGGCGGCAGAGGCATTCTAACCTTTACACCAGAGAACGGCAGGACGCAGCTTGTGTGCTCGTTTCTCGATGAGCCAGAGGAAGGCATGCATTGCCGCACTGCAACCTGGGACGATGCACCGCACATCACGGAACGCACTAAGAAAACCATTCTTGCCCAATACCCTGATTACCAAAAAGATATGAGATCCAAAGGTGTGCCACTGATGGGCGCCGGTTTGATTTATGAGCATTCGGAAGAAAGCCTAACCTGTGAGCCATTTGAAATTCCCGCGCATTGGTATTTAATTAACGGGATGGATTTTGGTTGGGATCATCCACAAGCGCACATTCAATTAGCTTGGGATATGGGCACCGACACGTTCTATGTGATCCATGCTTGGAAAGAGAGGAAAAAACAACCTTTCGAGGCTTGGCATGTGGTTAAGCCCTGGGCAGAGGAAGTGCCAACGGCATGGCCTTCTGATGGATTACAGACTGAAAAAGGTTCTGCTAAGCAGCAAAAGGAATATTACGAGGAAGCCGGTTGGGAGATGATGGACGACCACGCCACTTGGGAAGAAGGCGGCAACGGTGTTGAAGCTGGGCTAATGGAGATCAATAATCTCATGAAAACGGGTCGTTTAAAGGTTTTCAGGCACTTAAAAGAGGTTTTCGAGGAGATAAGGCAGTATCATAGGCACAACAAGAAGGGCGAGGACGGCACAGTGAGAAGCGTGATTGTTAAGACTATGGACGATATACTTGACGCTATTCGCTACGCTTACATGATGCGCCGGCACGCTATCCAGAAGAATGATATCGGTGTGGACTGGGAAGATGATGACCACGGCCACGGCGGCGACACTAACGCGATGGGGTATTGAATGATCATTAAAGCCACGCCACAACAAGCAGCACTGATGTACTGTGTTTATTTTATAATCATATTCTCGGTAGCGTTGACCGCATTTTCCTGTTTATCGCTATCGATTCAACACCCAGAGCTCACCCAAATGCAGGTTATATTCACATTCTTTGGTATAGGTGGTTATTGATTATGGGGAAAGAAAATAAGAGCTTTGGTGAATTTGATGCAAGTCGTGGCCCTACTGTTAAATACAAGTGGGAAAATAAGGATGCCAGGGGCTTGTTTTTAGCTGAGCCATTTTTTGGAATGAGCATAGATGGCGGGCCAGTAGTTGATGTAGAAAGAGTAATTGAAATTTGGAATAAGAGACAGTCTCTGCGAGGGGTGATCTAATGTCAATTAGCTCACAAGAACCGATGAACGGAGAAGCCCAGGCCATGATGCGAAAGCTTTATGGTGAGCCAGTGCAGTCCGACGAGCACATAGCCCTATACAATGACCTGCCCCCCGGCCGAGAACGTCTTGCCAATCTAATGGTAGTCGCCCAGCAGGAACTCAAAGTTGATTACTACGCAGAAGGCGAGATCAAAACCTTTGCCGATGGTGTCCAGTACCGTGTGACATCAACTGGCTGGGAGAAGGTGCACAACCCAACAGTCCAGAACGAGATCAGCGAAGCGCATGCCTTCCTCGATAAACATATTCTCAGCTATGATGTAGCTTTGGCCAACGTGGAGTTAGCAGAGTTGATTAAATGGGCAACTATTAATCTAAATAACGGTGGTGCGTTGCATCTCATTCTCGAAGAGCATGATTACAGTGATGATGCCGTTAGGTGGTCTCGAGGTGATACTGAGGAAAATAGCGAAACCAAGGAGAAAATGTCTCGTATAATCGAGCTTTTGAAGCCTTTGAGCGAAGAACAGCGCGAAATGATCTGCGAGCGCAAGACTATAACCGAAGATCTATTCGATTTATTGTATAACCAGGCGAGCAGCGGCGGTTAACCATGGCAATTAAAGAACTTCTGGAATTCATCGGCAAAGACAATATTGTGCCAGAAATACTCGAGATGGAGAAAGGCGACGAGCTGCTTGCCACCATCGGCGAGCGTATCCGCCGCCAGTTTGATGAGGACTGGAGGTCAATGGATGAGTGGGTGGAGTCAGTCCAGGAAGGCATTAAGCTGATGAAGCAGGAGTGGCATGGCAAATCGACGCCCTGGGAGAATGCCAGCAACTTCAAATCCCCTATACTCTCGGAAGCATCGATATCCTTTGGCGACAAAGCAACGCTTGAGATATTGCGAGCTCGAAATTTGGTCAAAGCAGATATCATCGGCAAGGACGCGCAGGGCCTGAAGAAAGAAACGGCTGAGCGTGTTACCGAAGGTATGAATTACCAAGTAAATTATCAGATGGAAGATTGGCGCGACGATCAAGAGCGCTTACTGTACGTGTTGCCTAACGTTGGATCCATCTTCAAGAAGACAGTCTTTGATCCCCTGGAAGGCACCACTGTATCGCATATTATCCAATATCCAGACTTCGCCGTTAACCAAGCAACCACCAGTCTGAAGAAGAGTCGATCGTTTACCCAAATATTAGCCATTGATCAGAATGGTGTACTTGAGCGCCAAGCCTCTGGGTTGTGGATTGATGAGCCGTTGTACCCTAAAGATGCAGAAGGCGATGAGGGATCAAATGAGGCTGCGGAAACGATAGATGCCGAGGCCAACCCGGATAGATTCCTAGAACAACAGTGTTTTGCTGATCTCGATGGTGATGGGTACGAGGAGCCCTATATTATTACTGTGCACGAACAGACCCAGAAAGTGGTTAGAATCGTAGCCCGCTATGATTTCCGCTCGTTTATGGTCAAGACTGAGCAAGGGCGCACGATGAACTTGGTTAGTGCTATTCAAGAGCAGACCAAAGAGCTAGCGCAGAATGGCGGAGACTTGCCTGAAGTGGTGAATTTAAATGATTTCACACTTATTCGCATTGAGCCAATTCAGCAGATAACCAAGTATGGGTTTATCCCGGCGCCCGACGGTACTTTCTTGGATCTTGGCTATGCTCATTTGCTTGGCGCTATTGTGCAGGGTGTCAATGCCGGAACGAATCAATTGACCGACTCAGGCAAGTTACGCAACGTTGGTGGTGGATTTCTCGCCAAAGGCTTCCGCAAGAAGATGGGGCCAATGCGTATAAAGCCTGGTGAGTATCTTTCAACTGAGATCAAAGCAAGTGATTTGCAAAACGGCATACTGCCAAACCCTGCACCAGAGCCAAGCGAAGTCCTGTTCGCGCTCGTTCAAGACCTCAAGGAGCAAGCCAGAGGGTTAGCTTCAACCGTTGATGCCGGTGGCCAGATCACAGCAAATACGGCCCCCACGACAGCCCTAGCGATGATTCAAGAGGCGCTGATCTCAACGTCTGCCCACATGTCTCGTGTGCTTAGAGCCATGTCCAAGGAGTTTCAAATACTGTTCAGGCTCAACCAGACAACATTTGACCCAGAACTTTACAAGATCATCATGGACGATCCGAAAGCCGATGCTAATACTGACTTCAATAATCAGAGTTTGGATATCAAACCCACCGCCAGCCCAGAAATGTCTTCAAAGCTTCAGCGTATCCAGTTGTCAGCCGTAGAGGTCGATCAGATACCAAACGTAATCCAAGCCGGCGGCAATCCCTTGCCCATTATCCGCAATTTCTTTGAGCGCATTGGCTCGGACAACGTGGATGAGATCTTCCCAGAGCAGCCAACCGACCAGCAAGCCCAAGAGATAGCCAGATTTGCAGAGTTGCAAAAGCAAGAGAACGATATCAACATCGCCAACCTAGAGTTATCCAAGCTTCAGACCGAAGTATTAATGCGAGAGCAAGACCGATTAGATGCCAAGACCAAAATAGACATTGATAAGGCCATTAGCAGCATCACCAAAGACCGAGCAGACATGATTCTCACGCTAGAAAAAGCGGAGACTGAAGATGTTAAGAACCAAATCAGCAAATACACCACACAGCAGCAAGGTGTTATAGATTTACTCACTGCGATAGGAGCAGATAACGATGCTAGAACGACTAATACAAGAAACCAAGGACCGGCATAGCAAGCGGCCGATCAGCCAAGAACAATATAACAAATGGCGGCGAAGTACCGTAACACAGCGTTTGTTCGAAGAGCTTGAGTTGGCTGTGATCGATTCATTCCAAGACTACCTTCCTGAAATCCCCGCTGAATTCTATAGCCAAGCCATGCTAAGGCAGGGTGCTACGTTGATGGTTGAGACCGTTATGGATTGGGCGCCTGCTGGTGTGGAGGGTCCGAACGATGAGGAAGATAGTTGATTATTACGTGATACAAGCCGAGACTGGTGAAGATTTAACCCTGCTAGTATGCAACATGATAAGCCAAGGCTGGCGGCCAATAGGCGGCATAGCTTGCATGGATCATGGCATGTCAGGACAGATCATGGTGACGCATGAGGAAGAACCAGATTTTATTACTGGAGAGCCTGTTGTGGCACTGCCTTTCGATGGTGGTCCTGATGAAGGCAAAACTATTTCTTTGCTCAGGCAACTGGAAACTAGATGTGTCTCTAGACACAACACCCTTACGGCTTACGGGAATAATGAGGGATCTAAAATGGTAAAAAGATGCCTTCTTGAACTGAGAAAAGTAATCGCGGAGATCGAAGACAATGAAGATTAAACCACTAGGGTTTTACGTACTAATCGAGATGGAAACGGTTGAGAAGGTTTCGGCGGGCGGTATCGTGTTGCCGGGTGATCTCATTGCTAAGGAGCAGGACGCTACCGATACGGGGTGGGTTCGTGCCATTGGGCCAACGGCTTATGTTGGGTACCCGGGGTGTGAAAGAGAAGGCGGCGAATTAAAAAACATCGCCGAAAAAGGCAGCATTCAATTAGAAAAACAACCAGCACTATCACCAGCTGACTGCTGGGGCCTAGAAATTGGCCAGAAGATCGAATACCGCCGCTTCGAAGGCAAGAAGTCTTCAGAGCCAGGTTACGAGAATTACCGCTATATCCCAGATTCCCACATCATAGGAGCTATCGACGATGAGTAAAGACGCAGCAGCAGAAGCAGGTGAAGGTGCCGCAGAGGGTGCCAACGACGACGGCAAGCAAGCCGAACAAGTGAGCCCAGCGGAGACCAAAGCCCGTGAGGATGGATGGAAACCAGAAAGCGAATGGGAGGGTGAAGACTCAGCAAAGCCTCAAGAATTTGTCTCTGCCGAGATCTTTAACGAGCGTGGTGTGTGGATCAAACGGCATAAGGACCAGCAAAAACGCATCGACGATATCGAGACAAAATTCAACACACGCATGGATAATGCCAATAAGTTGCACAAGCAGCAGCTTGATATGCAAAAGTCCGAGCTTGAACGAAAGCGCGATGAAGCGATTGATTTAGCTGACAAGGAAACAGCGAACAAATTTCAGGGTGAAATCGATAAGATTAACGCGCAGCCTGAAGAGGAAGCGTCAGCTCAACCAGGGCAAGCCCAGTTAAATGCATGGAACACGGCTAATCCATGGGCATTGCAGGCTGGCCCTAAGCGCTCATATGCCCAGGACCAACTAACCTCATACCTTAACAGTGGTCAGGATATGGACACCGCTCTAAGCAATGTCGATGCAGACCTAACCAGTGACGAGATAAAATACTATCGAGCTATGCCGGGGGCTTGGAAGAGTGAAGCCGAATATTTACAGGCAGTTTTAGACGTGAGGAATGAGAAATGAATGAGCGTAAATCGAACACTAAAAACACCGTTCAACGTGGTCGAACCGGTGCAGACTTACCCCCAGCAATGCAGGAGCAAGGGCAGGCTTCTGGCTCCCGGGAGGAGACCGCACACTCAAGCGGTGCTCCAACACGCATTCCTATGGGCAACGCCAAAAAACTGGAAGTACCTGAAAGCCTGAAAGAGGAAGGCTATTATTACCGGTGGTTTCAGAACAGGGAAGGGCGCATTTCCCAGGCAAAAGCTGCATTATATGAAGAGGTTACAGACGAGCAAGGCAACCCGTTTACTCGCCAAAGTGGCCCCTTCACTATGCACTTAATGCGCCTTCCTCAGAAATACCGTAACGAAGACAACGCATTGAAAAAGAAAAGGGTTCAGGCTACACTGGAGGCAGAAGCGCAAATCGGTCAAAATGAATACGCTCCTGACGAGAATGGCAGGGCGGAAGGCGGGACCAGCGCACTTAGACACCACGTAAGCGATAGCCCTGACGGCTAGACTCATCAAACGGTAGACAGCCGGAAGTTGATTGAGAATTGAACGGGATAATTCCCATAATTTTTGATTAATTAACGGAGGTCTACCATGCCAGGTGGATTAAAACTTACCAACACGGACTCTCAAGGGGACGTCACTGGTAAACAAAAAACCTTTTCAGTGCTCGCGGCAACGGCTGAAGTCATCGTTCCAGGTGATTTAGTCCGGATCCAAGGCACTGCCAATGCGCAAGGCGTTGCAAACGTCGCTATCGCGCCAACCTCAACCGCTTGTACCGGCGTTGTCCAGTCAGTCGACCCGACATTCGAAGGTGAAGCTCTTTCACAAACCCACCACGCCGCATCCACTCTTGGTACGCTCAAGGTCAATGTTGACCCTAATGCGCTTTACGAGGTTGATGTTGCT